TGTAGATGTAAGTATCCATTCTGTCAACATACTGAGCAGTAACTGCCCGTTGACCGTAATGAACATTGTGAATTTGGGGTCATAAAGATATGAATAAATATCATTCGATTTCAGTTTTGTTACCTCAAAATCATTTAAATTTTGATTCAATATGTTTCCATATTGCTCAGACTATATCATCATCTCAACGCATGAGATGTCGGACGCTCGTGTCAGCTTCATTACCGTTCTGGTAGTATGCTGTTAGTCGTTGCACCTTCTGTAGCATTCCTGCTTCAGCTTGGCTCATGATCATCTTATCATCTCTGACTTAGACTTCCCATGAATTCATCCGATTCCTATCATACATCACTGTATGTAGGGGCTGTGAAATTAAGATTCTACGAATTTAAATATCAAACCTTTATAAGGTTTACCTGTTCTACAGGCTTTATTAATGTTTGTTGATTTTAAGTAATTTACAGGATGTCCCATTCGAAATTTTGAAAATCTACTATTTATGGGTAATGTATTTTTTTCTGTAAGACTCCATTCTTCAAGATCTTTAGCACTTTCAAACACTAATAATAATTTATCTTCATGATAAATTGCTATCATTGGTAACTGTTTTCTGCGATTTTCAGAAAACAATCTTCGATCTGAAGTTTTTTTAGGTACTTTAAGATGGTCAGTAGATTTATATCTTTTTCCTTTATTCCAAGGAACTTGAGCATTCCATGTTTGAATACGATTTCTATATTCTTCTGGAACGTTGTCAATTGATACTAAACCTTTTTTAACCTTATTATACCATTCTGAAGCTTTTTGAGCTTTTTTCTTAATTGTGACACTTCTCTTTTTAACAGTTTCCTTTGACATATTGGGAGTTCCCGATGCTAAAGGGTTTATGTTATAAAGGTTAGTTTCATTATCAAGATATATTTGCTCTTTCAACAAACAGTCTTTCTTTTCACAAACTTCAACTACTTCAAAGATAAAATCATCTTCTCCGTATTTATTCCATGCTCGTTGCAAATAAGTATTTTTATGCTTATTTGCTTTTAACATGGCATGATGATGTTGAAGCCGTTTTAAAAACGACATAACTGTACTACCGATATATTGTTTACCAGTAGTGATATTTTTAATTCGATATACACCTCGCAGGTGTACATTTGCAATTGTACTTATCTTCATGTTGTAAAGATAGTACAAAATGCATTAAAATCCAAATTTATTTCAACCATACACACCATTCAATGCGATCTTCAATCCATAATTCTCTGGAGTTCCTTTTGCAAAGGTCTTACGTGTTTCAAAGATGGTCTCATATACTTCGCAAAATGCATCACCCAAGTGCTGTGGTGCTTTCTTATTACGTATAGCAAGATTCGGATAGTATGACTGAACATCGATATCGTATATCATATGCTGTTCATCCTCATGATACGAACCACTTGCTGTACAGGCATGTATACCACCTGTACCGTAGTCATATGGTACACCTCTGAATGTCATTTGATGTTTCAGATCACCTTTGGTGTCACGTACAACAGTATTCTTGAACTTGTCAAGTACAGAACTGAACTCTGGTGTATTAAATTTTATATAAGGCAGAATGATATCATTGAGATCCAATCCTCCATTGCGATAAGTACGCATTTTACGTATTTCCCAATGTGGGATACCCATCTTTTCAGCAATGAATTTAAGAATGATCTCGCTACCTATCTTAGGGTCATTTGCATCATAAAGTTTGAGACCATAACTTTTGCTCAATCCTTTACGCAGTTCTATTTCCTGTTTTGAAGCAAGAGCAAACTGTTTTGTAGCTGCTACATCGTGATGACAATAGTCAAGCACGGTCTTTACATCACTTTTGTCAATAAAAGTACCTGGAGCAAACGGAAGATCTTCCACATTCTCCATTCGCATAGCGATCTCAATATGTTTGAGACCACATGCTTTTGCTTTATTGTTAAAATGATGCATGAGATACAGATCAAACTGTGGTATGCGTATCTCATTGTCTTTGAACCAAGGTTTATCGTTACTATTGATGAGCTGTTCAGAGTATCTGTAAATACCCATACATGTTTTAGCAGGTGATACATCACGATACATACCGAACATATAATGCAATACAGGATAATCATACCCTACATTATTAAAACCCATCATTGCAATACCATTGGTCATTCTATCCAAGAACTCACCTAATGTGTTAACCTCATCAGAGGCGTGAAGAACGTATTCATAACGCTCATCACCCTCTAACGAATGTCCTACATAGATGAACAGATTCGGATATACCTCAATGTCACCTACTTCTATTCTCATGTTGCAACAAGATCAAGTACTGGTTGAATATCAGACAATCTAAAGTTGGCTTTTGCTGCGATCTTTTCAACAAGCTTATTGTTATTCTCAAACATTTTCAGCATTCTGAGATCATCTGGATGTTCATTAAAATATTTTACCATCGCTCTCATGTAGTTTATTCTTTCTACAATATCTTTGGTTGAAGATCTCAATGAAGGAATTGAATGTATATCGAACATGTAACATAGATCGATCTTAGGTATGTTTTCAAATCTACGATCCCTATCTTTAGTAGCAACAATAGTAACATCAATACTATCTGGATCATAATCGACCACATTGTACAACGTACCTTCATCATCAGTGTCTTTGTCAAGTTTATAACCTATTGTAGCACCTGCCAGATTGTCTTCAAACTTATATTTGAGATCATACAATACCACACCCTGCTTTAATTCATAAAGCATGTACAAAAAACTATAGATTTCTCTCTCGTTCATTATTTCTTATTTTTAATTACTTTTCTGAATTTTCTTGCTGGGTGAAAATGTCTTGTTCTACTATCATCCGATGTAGGATAGAAGGAAATATGATCACCACTCACCTCTTTTACTTTGTACCACTGCATTGATAACCTTTTCTTCTTAGGATTCAATAATCTGATGGTCTTTTCACCGACTATCTCATCACGAACAAGTCTTGCTTCACGCATAGAGTTGTTGTACTTTTTGATAGTAATGTCATCTGCAGTATCGTTATCTTCTATCTCAATAGGCTTACGCTTTTTCTTTGAAATGATAGAAGGTCTTTTGTAGGGGTTCTTACAATAAGGTGCTAAGATTATACTGCTTTCAATACATACTACTGTATCCCCTTGTTTAAGAGGACTATTATCAATATCAACTGTCATGTTTTAGTTTTTGATATTGTTGCCCGAAATCAGTCGGGTACTATTATTAGAATTTACGAATGATCTCACCTTTGCCGTAGTATTCCAATGTCACATAGTTGAATACGCTTCCAGACTCTCCTGTAAGCTCTACTCGTTGTGTTTCACTGTTCAACTCACGTACAAAAATGACAGTATCATCGGTTGCCTTTCTGACACCGAGTACTTTCTGACCAGTTACAGGTGATATAATTAAACCTACTTCTGTTGTCATTGTACTTTATTAAAAGATGTAACGTATCTGATTCCACGGTATAATACATCCGTGTAAATCTTTGAATACAGCTATCATATCAGACTTTAAACCTGATCTGTACCGTATATTCTTACCTCCGTATTCAGAGGTCTTTGCTTCCTGAACATCAGGTGTCCACAAAAGATCTTCTCCTGGTAGACCGTGACTCAGATTGTATAGATGCTTGTTCTCGTTGTGTGTAAGGAATATGACCTCCGCTTTTACACTTTCTTTATTGTCAACAAGCTCATCTACAAAATGAAACAGTTCTACATAGTCATCTTCCCAACCGTAATAATATACTACAGGTGAAAAGTTCAAATGTACATCATAACCTGCAGCTATGAATCTGTCTACAGCACGTAATCTATTTTCTATGCTTGCAGTTTCAGGTTCAAGTATTGAACTTATTTTCTGCGGCATAAGACTGAATCGTATACGTACTTTACCTTTAGGATCAAAAGTAAGAAATCTATCAGGAACTATCTTAGTTGCAAGTGTTGCCTTTGCTACAGGGTGGTCTCTGAAGAATGTGAATATCTTCTCCCACTCGTGATGCTTGGCGTGTAATGCAAAGTCTTCATTACCAGTTTGTTATCGTAGCTTTTTTAATTACTACTTCTGCATTTTCTTGTTAAAAAGTTATATATGCAGCTCAGACTATATCATCAGTATTTCTACTGCCCTG